GCTGTTCCTAAATTTGCAGAAATAGATATACCTGTTGGTGCACCTACACCAGTTGCATCTAAAACTGCTATACCTAAAGTTGCTGTTGCAGAAATTCCGGTTGGAATTACATTTGCATCTATAACAATTGATTCATTACCTAAAGAAGCAGAAGCGGATACTCCAGTAACAAGTAAATCTCCTGTAATACCCCAAGCGTTTTCACCCCAAGCTAATCTACTCCAACCAAATTCTACGGTTGCTGTAGTTGTAACAGATCCTGTACTAAAAGATGCACCTATCCCTGTTACAGAGACAGTAGAATCAGTCTGACTGCCCCAATTACCGACGTTCCATGTAAGCGAACCCCAAGTTTTAGCCATAGGAATTTACCTCCTATGTATTACCCAGAAATTCTTAGAATCGCTGCTGCTGTTGTAAATGCTGGAAACTGTATAGTGAAAGTTCCTGATGTAGCTGTTTTATCTGCCCCAAAATCTAAAACTGCAACAGCTGCATTAGTAGTTGCAGATGAAGTGTTATAGATTAAAGCTCCTCTAGCAGTCAACGTTACACCAGTGAATGATCTATCAGCAAAGTCTACAATCGCAACACCTTTACCAGATCCTGAACCGATTGAAGTTCCGCCGTTAACTAATGCACCACCACCTGCTGTGTACTGACCTGTGTTACTAACTTCGTTAGTTGCAGAGTAAGCAGTTGTCGTTGAGTTTAGAGTAGCTGAGGAAGTATAAAGAGCGATCTTAAACTTGTCACCACCAGATGATTTAAAATTGTGATCACCTTCTAACAGTTGCTTTTTAAATGCATTTGCAAGCGCTTGTGTAATTGCCATAGTTTATCTCCTTATTTATTTTCCACCGACTCGAGGAACACCACTTTGATATTCATCTCGTCTTCGTCTTCCCATTTGTTCTACTGAGAAGCCTTCTACTGCTTGTTTATACTTTCCTTCGTATAATTGCAACAAATCATTTGGCCCCTTCAGAAAAGAAAATGCTTCAACTAAGCACGCATACAATAAGCCATTGGGAAAATTTTGACTTAGATATGTAGTAACATTTGTACTAGATAAACCTTCCGGTTTCAAGATATAATTTAACTGAATAGTATAAGTAGCGTTTGGAGTAGGAGCTACAACCACTGTATTCTGGTCCCAGTTGCTGTAGTATTTTGGAACTCCTGTTGACTCAGCAGGGTTAAATTCAGACATAAAACTTGTATCTCTATATTGTAAAAAATCTCTGTTATTAGAAGCACCTACTCCATCAGAATCTACAATTTGAGCAGATCTAATTATTAATAAATCAGGAGGTGTGTCTATAAATCTTGTTCCAGAAACTAGTTGAGCTGTTACATATTTTCTATTACTATCTGTATCTACATCTCTAAGCAGTCTAAATTCTGCATCTTCAATAAATCCATTTACAATAGTATCAGATAAAACTGTGCTTGACACCTCAGTATAATCTCTAATCTTTTGAACTAATTCTGCGTATGTCATGATATATTAATCTGGCCTCCCATTCCAGAGTGATTGCTACAATAGTAGTATAACGTACTAGGTGCACTTGCATCAACAGTTATTTGAACATACGCTCCAGGTTGTCCCGCAGTTCCAGAAGTTACTACTCCTGTTGTATATTCTGTTCCTCCACTATGTGTCCCATCTGAAGTTGTAGAAAATCTTAATGGGTGAGTTCCTCCTCCACCATTTGTAGAATCTGATTGATCAAATTTATATATGTTAGTTTTTGTAAAATTTAAGGTAGCTTGTTGAGCTCCATCTATATAATATTTATTTCCTGATCCAGGATCAGCAACTGTAACTGCATAAACTGTAGTTGTAGCAACACCAGTTATATTTACATCGCCTAAAGATACTAATGCTTGTCTTTTACTATTAGCAACAGATCCATCTTCTGGTACCATACCATTGATTGATCCAAATGCAAAGTTTCCTGGTAAAGTTAAATCAACAGCAATACCTCCACCACCACCAGATGCAACTGTAAATGTTTGTGGTCTAGCATTTCTCAAACCTTGTCCATCTGCAGTAGTTGGTTTTGGATCTAGTTGTGGATGCTTTGCTTCAAATTCTGAAATATGCACTCTTGATCCATTCCACTCAATAACCATTTCTGAATATGGAAAAGCTTGACCAGAACGATCAGAAATAAATTGTGCATATTTTCCTCTAGATAAATTAGACATTTGGATAATAAGTTTTTGGTGTTATGAAAGAACTTGAAGCAGAACCATCTTCTTCTAGTGCTCTCTTTAATTCATCTTCATACAACAATTTCATTTGTTGTGTAAGTTGTGGATTTATTTTTTGTGATAAATAGTAAGCTAAACCTGCAACCATACAAGGTACAAATCTATATGGTACGTCTGCTTCGTTAGTATAGTTACCGGCATCTTGAATTCTTTTAACATAATAATAGTTAATCGTGTTTCCTGCCTCAGAAGAACCTGGAGTTAAATATAAAGTAATAGTTATCTTATCAATAAATCTTTGAACAAAATATTGTGTAGGAGTTCCTGTATTTGTTTTATTAGAAAGACCTTGATATGCAGATCTATTTATTTTTGTTAATGGAAAATCTGTAGAGGAAGAGTTTCTGTATACAGCTTCTAATACATCATCAACACCATAAACCGCTGTTGCGTCTGATGTACCATCAGCTGTTGATCTAAACATGGTATATTCTGATTTACCATTAACTAATGTAATTGAATTGTTTGCAACTTCCCAATAATGAAGACCTCTGTTAGCCCATTCTTGAAACATAATGTTTAAAGAACGTCTTGCAGATCTTAAATCGTTTCCTGAATAATCAAAACGACCTAATCTTTCATACGCTTCAGTAATGATATCATCAATACTGAACGTAGATTCAAATGTTGTAGTTCCAGAAGTTGCCATTTAAACCTCTTACTTATCTATTAATAATGTTGCACCTGCAATATTAGAAATAGCTGAAACAGTCATTCCACTTTCAAAAACAACACCATCTTCTGGAATGTTGAAAGCAAAAACATCTCCATTAGGACAATCGCCCTGAAATTGTGTTACTCCACCTGATTGTAAAGTTATTGAACCTGCTCCGCCACCATCAGAAGCTAAGATCATTCCTCTAAGTCTAGTTCTACCTGCGAATACTGAACCGGTTCCTGTAACTCTAACTGCTTTTACGTCACCCTTCATATTTTTCTCCTATTAAAATTGTGTGGGCCCGAAGGCCCACATTAATTATTATGCTATTGTTGCACCAACTGTTGAAGTTGCAACCCAACCAACAGTGCTGTTCCAAACTAAAGTAGCTGACTCTCCTACTGCATCGAAAGTAATTGTAGTTCCGTTTGCAAAAGTAGTTGGAGTTAAAGTTCCATCTCCACCGTCAACAATCATATTAATGATTTTAATTTGACCTGAAGTTGTACCATCAGCTAAAGTTAATGCATCAGCTCCAGTAGTAGTCAACTCAGTAATCAAGTTAGTTAGATCAACTGCACCAGCGCCAGATAAAGACTGAACACCACCTCTAATACCTTTGTCGTAAGCTGCATTAGATGTGATAGCACCAGTTGTTGCGTTTTTTGTTATTTGTTCAAAACCGTTTTCCGATCGTACTGGTCCTGAAAATGTAGTATTTGCCATAATTGTATCCTCCTAGTTTCCGAACATAGTCTCTAGGCCGTCGACTATACGCGTCTATGTTCTAATTAATTGTATAGTAATGAAACTATATACTAGTTTTTAGTAGAGTGCAAGAGAGCCTGTAATGTGAATTGAATTTATTCAACGATGTAGCTTTTTTATTAAGTAGCTACTGAAACTTGTGGAGCTGCACCTTCAACAGAATTCTGTCTATGGGCAATAGCTGCTTCTTCGAGCTTGATCTTTGTGATGACTTCTTTTACTTTGTCATCAATTCTGACCATTTCAAGAGTATATCTATTGTTACCCAGATACTCCTGCTCCCACTTCAACTCCAAGGACCTTTTTTGTTTGTATAGGTCTTGTATCATCTATAACCTCCTCATAGGTTATTCTATTTACCTTGTCATTATAACTATTTCCAAGGTTTTCCCACTTTATAACATTTTCTCCAAGTTTGTCAAGGATTGCATCTTCTAAGGATTGTGGGTCATCTAGGGACATAACATCAAATTTTGCATGATGATCGTAGGCCCAAATATTTACTATAAATTTTTTCATGAATCTCACCGTTTATTTTATGATTGTGGCGAGACTATGTCCCGCCACAAAAATTAGTTATTACGCACCTTCAACGCCGAAGATACCTCTAGGGTCTGATACTCCAAATGAGTATCTTTCTCTAGCTTTGTATCTAACGTTTCCAGTATCGAAATCACCTTCCATTGCAGTTGTCAATGGAGCTCTTGAGAACATTTTCATACCGTTAGGTACGTCTGTAATGATGTAGAACGCATCAGTATCAGTTAGGTAATTGTTCACTCTATAACCTTGAGGAATCATACCCATTGATACGATAGCATTGATATCATTATCAGCTGTTCCAGTTCTACCTTGAGACTTCATAAGTCTTTCAGCAGTAAACTGAAGCTCAGAAGGAATGATCATTTTCACTCCTCTTGCTGCAACTCTAAGACCTCTTTCGTCAGTCATTTGACCGATATCGATCAATGATTGCTCTAACGAAGTTTCGTTAAGATCAGCCTGCGTAGTTAGGGTATTTTGGAAAGTACCCGCTATCGTAGGGTGAGCAGTACCAAATAAAGATTCGCCGTCACCAGAAAAAAATGTGTTTACACCTGGTAAACCATTAATTAGAGGTTCAACTGCTTTTACTTGTTTAGCGTTGCTCATTGA